GCCGGGCATATCGTTAGTGCCGGGAGTGCCGTCTACAAATGACTGTATTTTTGCGCCTTGAACCCAGTTTGTGCCATCATCTCCAGCAAAAATTAAAGAACCAAGTGCTGATTCTGCTACAACAGCAGAACGAGATAAAAAAGAAGTCCCGTTAGAACGACCTAAAATATAACCTGCGTCATCACCAGTAGCGGCCCCACTAAATCTAACAGCTTGAACAAAAGCATCTCCCGCTGTTCCACTAACTTGAATTTTTGAACCAACAATAACGCTATTTGCGGATGTTGTTCCAAGTATCAATCTGCCATCAGCATTTACAACTAATGGACTAGCATCAGGATTAGTTGAATCCTCAACTAGCAACGCGTTACCTGTGCCTAGCTGCGTGATGCGTAATGCTGCGTTAGTGTTGTCTGTGACTGAAACAATCTGATTAGCTGTGAACGTGTTTGTATTTGGAGTAGTAACTGCATAATCAGCTGGATATGTAGCAAATACGTCTTTAGTACCTGCGCTGAAATTTACAATAGCATCAGCATTAGATGATTCTAATATTGTAGTGCGAGCCAATGCTCCAGCAGAAACAGTTCCTATACCTATTTCCCATTCAGAACCATTGACAATAGTGTAGTAACAAGTATTAGTATTGCCAATAGCGGCACTAAATGTTTGAAACCCAGATACAGCGCCACCCAAAGTCAGCGTACCAGTACCTGTAGTGGTCGATGTTTCACGAACCCTATCAGCAATAACCAAAGCCATAGATTACTCCAAAGTAACGGAAAGATTACCAATTGCAATAGTAAAAATATCACCTGAAGTAATAGATTTTGATGATGTCAGTGGCGTATGGTAAAGCAAATTGCCGCTAGTAGACGCATCAAGAATACCAATCCATCCTACATCTCCCCATGTGCCTGTAGCAGTAGGAAACGTTACTGCTGCACTATTAGTAGTTACACCATTACTAGGAGCGCCAAAGGTAACTGAAGTACGGGAATAAGAGCCGCCAGAGACTTCTGTTCCTGTATTGGCATCAGTAGGATCAGTAGTATACAAACCAACGTAAACAGTCGTAGGAGCCGTATAGCTGGTTGCGCGTAGAGTACCGTTAATTAACGCATTCTCTAAATAATTAGACATTTCAGCCATAATATTTCCTTAATTAAAAGACATGGACATTGGTTGTCCACTGTATTCGCCAGAATCATCTGCGACGTTAATAGCTGCAATAGCTCTTTCGTACAACGTACCCCAAGTTTGCAGCCTTGCATCATTCATTAGATACGGTTCAGCCTCACCTAGTGCAGCGTAAAGCAATGCGTCAGGACAGTAAGCTAAAAATGTATTACTAGGATTCGTGGAGCTTAGGAAAGCAGGTTGCGAGTAGTACAGCATTTGCAGGACATAAGCACCATCAGGTACTGGCCCCAATTGCAACTCAGAAGCTAGTACCGTGTAGCGCTTAGGCTGGCCTGATTCTGTCGAGATAGTTTTTTTATAAAACAGGTTAGGCGTATCGTAGACAAGGACACCATTAGGATTAGCAGCAACGTGAATATCACGCATCTCTAGGTAATCACTAGGCAAGCCAACAGTAGAATCCCCGCCTGTAGTAGTAGCTTGGGCAGTTACTAGCATCTGACGAATACGCAACTCTCTACGTAAGCGCTGCTCTGCAAGTGCTACAAACGTGGGAATAATGCTATCTAAGTCGCTACGAGCTAGATAGCTGGAGATGGTGCTAGTTAAGTCAGAATAGCTAGTTAGTGCCATTATCGCCCCTTAAGGCTTTATCATCCACGTCATCCCAACTATATTCATGTGTGCCAATGTGTTTAATGTGCATTGAAAGCTCATGATCGACATAGGTATCAATACCTGCATCGCCAGCTTTTACACAGAAAAACACATCTTCACCTACGACACCTGTTGGCCCCCATCCAGCGTCAAACCACGGCGCTGTCAGTGTTTCAAATACTTTCTTACGGATCAGTACCGCACCAAATCCAACAGCAGTAACGACCTCAATACCTTCTTTGCCGCGTGAATCAACATTAGACCAATGATGCCGGATACCCTTCTCATCCTCACTCTTAACCAATAACTTAGCGGTAGGGAATGATGGTCTACGTCTTGTCACTGCGTTAACACCAACTATATCAACCTCACGGCTCAACATAATCGTAATCAAATCATGCGGGAATCTCATGTCGCTATCAATAAACAGAACAGCGTCACAGCCCTCTTTTAAAGCCACCTGCGCTAACTTTTCACGCTGGTCGAATATCAACGTGCCAGGCATCGTATAAAGGCTTAAACCGCCCTTACCGTCCTTGCATCTAACTGAAGCATCATGGGCGCACATACGGGCAAAATCAAATGCAAACCCAGTATGAACCTCATCACGACATGGTACACAAACGCCAACTCTCATACAGTCCCCCGATAGATTTTTAAACCAGCTTGGTCAGGATGATTAAGCCAACTTCTAAATGCCTTGTCATCCATAATCGCAAATCCTCGCATGATGCCCATAGTGTTTAGCTTATCAATCGCTGTAAACGGTATGGAACCAATCAAATGCAAATCATCTGTTGCGCCTGTCCTAGCCTTATCTACCTCTTGGAGTACCTTGTTCCTAGCGAGAATATCGCTAATGTCTTGGTTAGTCTCGATGATAATACCGCCATCACCATCTGCATGAACTTTTTGATGTCGAAAGTTTGTCATTAGTCTTTATAAAAAGCCCCCAACCGAAGTCAGGGGCTAGTTTCATTACAGTGAGAAGTCCAAGTCAGCCACGATACCGTGAGCAGCTTCGTTCTTCACTTCCAGCGTGACTTCAGCAAGAATCTGAGTCTTGTCGCTATCGCCAGCCTTAGCCAGTTCATTCGTCATGAATGGGCGCAGGAAAGCCATAGCAGCGTACTCAGGATCAAGGATCAGCATATCGCGGTTACGCATGAAACGATCAGGCACGATAGACAGTTGACCGAAGTCCGACTGATAAATGTCAGCAGCACCGATAATCACGCCAGCTTCAGGCTTGGTGATCTGGTAACGGTTGACAGCGATACCAGCAAAGGTCGACATCTTCTGCTTACCAGCCGAGCCAACGAACACAGCTTTAGGATTGCCACCCGCATCAAAGATCGAAGCGATAACAGTCTTGAGCAGTGCTTCGGTAGCAGTACGTTGCGTACCATCAGTACGGGTCGAAGTACCGGAGACCAAAGGAGCCGAACCACCACTACCTTGCGACGAGTTAGACTTAATCCACGACAGCAGCGAACCCATGGTGCGAGCAACCGTAGACGTACCAGCCGACTTGCCTTGGTTAGCAGTGATGATGGTTTCCAGATCACGCTTGAGTTCTTGCGAAGCCTTCGACAGTTGATAAGCCTTCTCAGACTTACGGCCTGCTTTGTTGACAGTCTCCAGAGTGCCGGAAACTTGCACAGTCTTTTGCACGATCTGCGTATAGTTACCAACGCGAGTCGTAGGAGCCATCGTTGCAGACGTTGCATCTGCGCCCTCGACTGCTGCATTAGCAGTGGTAGCAGCGGCCAGCGAGTCAGTCTGCCACTCATGATAAACAGCGGTAGCTTTGGTGCGACCAATCGACGACATGATTGGAGTCTCAGTAGGCGAGATGTTATAGATGATGTCGGACAAGTCCTCGCGCATACCGATAGCGGTAAATGTTTGATATGTAGGCATGATAATTTCCTTTAAATAAACCGTTCAAATAGTGCCGCAGCGTCAGCTACCCTTCCGGTAGACCTTGCCTTAGCTTTCTGTTTCTTATACTGCTCGTTATTGGTATCTCGAGACTGCGAGACTCCCGACTTCATAACTTTCGGGGCTTCAGCTAGTTTCTTATTGATACCAGGCTTCGACGCTTGTAGCTTGTCGTATTGCATAGCCTTATATAACGTAATAACGTGACGAGAATCAACAACGCTTGCTAATTCCTCATCTGAAAACCCTAACTCTTTACCGTATGAGCGCACTGACTTTCTCAGTGACTCACCCTTTTCAGGATCAACATAGTCAGGTAACACTGTTGCTAACTTTTCCGATTCTTGCCGGACTAGGTTAGACATCCATTGCTGCCTGTCTTGCTCTTGTTGCGCTCTAATTTGATTCTGTTGAGCGCGTACTTGAGAAAGTTGTTTCTCCTTCTGTGAGAGTTCCGCTACCTTAACGGCGTAACCGATTGGATCGGTTTCCTTCAAGTAGTCAAGATTCTCTGGTTCTTCCCCACGTGAAAGCATCTGCTCAATCACCTGAAGTTGCTGTGCGTACTGATCTCTCAGTTGCTTCGCCTCTTGAATCGCCTGGTATTCGGCCTGAACAACCTTGCGTTCTTCAGCTACAGCCTGCGATTTTTTCGTATAGTCAGCGCCAAGTTGATAATTCTTAACAAGCTCGTCGAGGGTGACGTCCTTTTCTTCACCGGCAGCCTTCACACGGTAGGTACGTTCCTGTTCTTCTTGTTCGCTATCTTCCTGTTCTTCACCTTCAGAATCATCGTTAGATTCTTCCTCTGGTTCTTCGCCTTCGTCCTCATCGGATTGAGCCTGTGCTTCTGGTTGTCCTTCGTCGGAGCCTTCGTCACTACCCATTAAACCCATGAAAGCGTTAGCCGCCTCGTTTACTGTCAACTCTCCGCTACCGGATTCCGGTGTCGCGCTAGTCGTTTCGCTCATGTTGTTATTTCCTTAATTTTACATGGAACTGCCATGTCAGACTACAAAATCTTCCAACGCTTCTTGTCAATGGCTTTCTGAGCTTTCAGCCCTTCCAAGTGGTCAGTAATACTCTCTAGCGTTCTCAATCGAATGTAAGCCTGTTCTCTAGCCTCTACATCGTGATAGTCGCTATTAGTAAACTTAGCTAACTCTACCGATCTCAACTCTGACATCAACTCCTGCCAGTTAGGATCAAGTGTCAGGTTATTAGCCCAGTCTGCTTTGTTCATCGTGTAATGTTCCCAATCTCTTTAATTGCTTTAAGAACAATGTCAGCTTGACGTGTCCGGCTATCTTCGTCAGCAATGTCCATCGCCAATACAGCCTGCAATTGTTTAACAGCTAACTCAGCCTCTTTCAACTTGAGTTCTTGCTGGTCTTTCTGGTTCTTCATAGCCATCTCAACGCCCTTCTGAGCATAGCTGGCCTCAAGGTTTTGACGGTCTAGCTGCAACTTAGCCGCATCAATCTGAGACATAGCCTGAGTTTTCTCACGTGCTACCTGTGCTTTTTCCTGCTCAACCTGCGCCATCATCTTAGCGAACTCGGCTTGAGAATCAGGTGGTGGTGGTTTAGGAGCAGCAAGTTGCGCCTCAATCTCAGGCGTAATCTGGTTCATGAACTGGTCAGCATCCTTAAAGCCAGCAGCTTCAATGAACTTAGCCAGCGTGTTGCGGTACTGACCAACCGTCACTAATGGATTGCCTGGGCCATACTGCTGCAATATCTGCTCTTGCTTTTGTAGAACCATTTGCAACATTGCTAACTGCTGCTCACGATTACCAGAGCCAAGGCCGACGTTAATAGATACATCAAACTGATTAGCCCAACTACGCGGATCAAACGGCACATACTTGCCAGCAATACGCAGCATACGTGGCTTGTCTTGATACTTACCGACCAGGCCAAGAATCCCTTGAAACAGCGACTTAACTCCTGTCTCAGCAAAGATACGGGCAATCAACTCTAGCTTGCCAGTACTGGCCTGTGTCATTGCAGCTACCGCAGCAGCCGTTACATTACTCAGAATGTCAGGATTCAAGCCCTGTTGCGCGTCAGATACGCCTGTACGCTTGGCTTGTACCGTATCCATGTATTCCAGAATTGGAAAGGCTTGAGCTGTAACACTAGGAACCTGAATAGGAATAATGGCATTAGGATTCTTCATCCGAATCACACCACCAGGCGTAGCGTTTAGCAGATCGTCAATGTTTACCTGACCATCAACCGCACCCATTCGAGCATTATTTGTGAGATAAATGTTATCAAGCATCTGACGAGTGACCGTAGACTTGATTAACTGGATGTCCATAGTGCGGTCAGCAAGTGACTGACCAAAGAACTTGTGAGGAATAGGAATAGGACAGATAGCATGGAATGGTATTACGTCTGTTTCTTCATCGCTAAGAAGCTCACTGCCGCAATAGACAATACGGCGCAGCTCTGCAATGCCATCATCATTAACGTCAAGGTAGATATAGCACTCATACACCTCAAGACGCTGCATTGATGGATCAAGGCTCTCGTCATCCGGCTGTTCACCTTGGTCGAATCGAGCAAGGCGCTCAGGAGAGAATGTCAGGTCATCGTAAGTCGGTAGGTTATCGATGATGTCTTTATCGTAACCCATTGCAATAAGCTCAGACCGTGGAACTAAACGACGATGCGCTGTGAATGGACTATCAGCAATAGTCTTAGCGTTCTTGCTAATTAGGAATTCTTCTGGCGGTACGTTCTCAATGACGACCTGGCCTGTGTTCTTGACCTTCTTGATCGTCACATTGTGCAGCATGATAGGCATACCGGACATATCAACGACTTCAGACTTTTGCTTGACGATCTCTAGCGACTCATCTGATAGCAATAAAGCAAGTTCGTCATCTGTAAGGTTCTTGTAAGATTCCTTAGTAACATCTTCTTTAGCATCCCAATAGGCTTTAACAACGCCTACTTTTTGCATTAGTGCATCTTTAAACCAGTTATGCAGGATCAGGAAGCCAGGATTATCCCGATAGAATACCCAATTACAGTACTGAGTTGCCTGTTTAGCAGCTTCCTCATCGTTAGCAGATTGTGGTTCAAAAAGAACAATATCCTCTGTCGTGGTGAACACACGTATTAGCTGCGGCAGACTTCCGTCAATTGCTTCGGCGACCTCCCCTGTTACGATCTGGCTACGACCTTCTTGCTCATTGCCATACGGATCACGCAGGTAATACTCTAGAGCCTTTTGACGCTGGTCTGTAGTCTCAGAGTCAATAAAGCCAATGGAGTTATCAATCTCTGCCTCAACAATCGCTTTAATTTCTTCAGACTGCATAAGTTACCCCTAGAATTTTTCCAATTATACAACCCATTGCACGTTATTTGGCAACTTTGATGACCACGAATCAGTACCTTCGTCAAGCGAAATCGCTAGGTATCTGAAGCTATCTGCGTAGTGTGATGCCCAATCATGCAAGGGCTTTTCGTAGAATACGTTACGTTTCTCGTCATGCTCGCGCCTGTAGTTACGCAAAGCATCAAGGCCAGGCTTAGTCTTTGGGTCAAACCAACAGCGCGGAAGCAAGCGTCTGACAGCCTGGATACCGTCAGCAACAGACAATCTAGGTGCAACAGTGATATTCAGTCCTGCCTCCATGAGTACTTCTTTGCGAGACCTTCCCGTTCCAAGTTCCCTAACCTCAACGTCATGCGGTAAGAACTGCTCCCACCGCGCATAGTCATTGTCTTGCAGCCAGCGTACATACCAGTCCAAACCTTGTCCGTGGTTCTCGACGCAGTCAATAAGCCGCACCTCTTTGCCAACCAGTTGAGCCACCCATAGACAAGTAGAATCACCCATACCCAAGTCCCAAGCAACAAAAGACCGGCAAAGATCGTCGCGCTCAATACGGGTGACATGGCCTTTTTCCTCGATAGTATTGATGATCTGACCATAGTAGCTACCCTCTACCGCAGCGTTAAATGAACATTCAAACTCTTGGTTATACTTGTCGTCGCCCATCTCTTTACGGGCAGAATCAAG